GAGCGGCCACCTAACGAAGCACTATAACCCGCTGTAGCCCGATTGTCATAACCACCAGCCACGAAAGCGCCTTGACCACCAGAAGCTACCGCTCCATCCCCGATAGCCACATCATTCGTTCCAGTAGCAGAAGGTGCAGTATATGTTCCGGGGTTCTCAGCATAAAGCGAAAGCGCAGGAATATCCTCCGCCGCAGCTCCAACAAATACTACCGCAGAGCCAGTAAGCACAATTGCGGCGTCAGCATTGCTACTTTCGCTTACCGTGCGTGTGAGGGTCGTGCCAGTCGCCGTGTAGGTTCCTGTGCCGATCTCCCAAGCCGTGCCATCCTCAATGACGTAGCGGACGACGTCAGCGTTTGCCACGCCAGCGTCGCCGAAGGTTTGATAGCCACTCTCGGCGGAGCCAAGCGTGATTGTTCCAGTACCCGTGGTACTGGTGGACATTTTTGCCCGGTTCTTGAGAACGGCCATGTCTACACCTTATGCTGGGTCTGGAATGCGGATGTCTGAAGCTGTCAAGCTGAATGTGTTGCCAGAAGTTACCGCCTGAGACGCAGACAGTGAACCAGTCGCAAGCAAGCGGCTATTAGTCGTGTCAACAATTGCGTAGTGCGTGGCAGTACCAGTTCCGGTAACAGACGCGCCAGTAATTGCGGCCAGCGTAACCTTACGGCCATTCGGCGAGGCATCAGCCGGGGCTGAGACGCTAATGCTAGTTTCGTTGCCCAGCGTGTAAGTGCTGGTGGCCGCCGCATAAGTCGTCGGCTCCTGAGAGCATATGTCTACGCGATTGCCCTCTGTATCCAAAACGGTCAAACCGTTATCGAACACTCGATTATTTAAGGTTGCCATTTAGAAGCTCCTGATTTTCATGCGGTGGCCAGAGCCGCCAAATTTAGCCTTGTCGCTATCTGCATTGATAGCATTAATAGCGTTATCATACAACGCTGCCCAAACGCTCAACCGATTGTCATCGCCCAAGAACGGCGCGCTGTGAATTAACGATCCGTACAGATACGCATCGGGGTAGTAAGTCAAAACCCAATTGCTTGTATTAGCGTCAGTCAATGGGATAATCTTTGAGTAGTAAACCATCTCCAGCGTGTAAGTGTCGCCCGGTGTTGGAAATACCTCAATTGAGCCGTCGGTCATGGCGTAATACTGCGGCCTGCCCGTCACGTTGTCTGTTCGCTGCCTCAAACGCAGCAAGTCAGCCTGACCTACAAGCTCAAGGCTGTAAGTCGTGCCACTGGTGATGCTTAGCCGAATAGGCTCGTAAAAATCAGACGGCAATGCGCTGTATTGCGTAGTTAAATCAGCAATTGACCGCTTTTCCATGCGCCAGTGACGGATCGTGCGGGACATATCCGCCTCAACCATGTCAATAAAGTTAGGAGTCTTGGAGGCCAAGTCATCCCGGTTAAGCCAACTGGCTATCGCGGCCTGAAGCTCTGCGTATGTTGTGATTGCCATTTTAATATTCCTCTAACAAGCCCTTCAACCCAAGATTTTTCCGCTGAGCTGAATCTAGCTGTCTTACGGCTGTCGCCGTACTTCGTATGCCAGAGGGCTGACGTGCTGCGTTATCACTTCGTAAGACCCCACTATCTCGTCGTCCGTTATTTGGTCCACCGGTTTGCGGTCCATAAGGCGGCGGTACGATTGGCTCAGAAGACGGTCCTGCCGATCTGATAGAGCCGACGTTCTCTCCGGCCCCAAAGCCTTGGAAATCCTCATCAAAAACTTTGCTACTTGCGCCTGATCTGTCTGCATCTGATCCTCTCCATTTCATCAAAACAACGTCAGGATATCCCTTGCTCTCGTCCCAACCCTCAGAACGCCAAGTTCTGATAAGATCATCGAAAGCGGCCTGACCACGCTCTGAGATGTAAAATTCCTTGCTGAATGGTATACGTTTTACCTCATTAAATCCATAGCCACCGTACATTTCGGGTAAGAAGCCATTTGGATGCTTGGCACTTGGTACAGCAAAAGCGTTTAAAACAGAAGCCCCCTCTTCAATAGCTTTACCCATAACGGCAGGAGAGGCTACTCCTTTGGCCCCAATTTCGTTGCTTACCACACCGACTAAATCAATCTCGTTTGACCCCAACCCATCAATTGGCTTGCCATCGTTCATCCAAGAATAGTCAGGGTTTTTCTTTAAACCAAAATATACCTCACTGTCGCCAAGCTGGAAGGTTTGGTGGTCTCCAGTTTTTCCGCCAGCAGAAATTTCCTTGGCTGAATAAGGCTCAAGAGATGGAAATGATGGATTTCGCCTTAACGCTTTTTCGTAATCAGATGGCGAAATGCCGCCTTTATTAACAGAGGCAGTTGAAGATTTCCAAGAATTTCTCAAAGCCTGATCTATAAGCTGGGCTTGGCGTGGTTGTTGGATGACCTCATAAGCGATGGCATCACTCATATTTCTTGCGCCCTCTGGAGTTATTTTTTCAGATGGCAAGGCTCTGCCAAAAGAGTAAGCCATTCTAGCCTCGTCTAATTCTCCAGAATTATTAAACATTGTGGGTCTGGCAGAATATTCAGCCTCAAAATCAGGGAACAGCAAACCGCGAGACATGGGATTGTTAAAACGGCCGACGACAGTGCCACCTAGCCCCGTGTCATATGACATATGCTGTGGAAGCCCTTCATTCTCTAAATTTAAAAGCCCACGCTTTTTGTCTAGCTCCAGTAAAAGAAGCGTATCTCCAAGATTTGAACCAGCAAACTCTGGCTGGATTGTCGCGTCCAAAACTTTCTGCATATTTGGAGCGCCATAATTTGCCATTTTTGGCGCTGACATTTGTTTAGATATTGCCGCTCTTTGGTCAAACGTCAAAGATTGCATATATTCAGAATAATTAGGATGATCAAACCCAATAAATCCAGACAGTTTTTGCAAATCAGGGTCTTTTGTAGAAGCGCCAAATTCTCTAATTGTTTGATTTATTGCTGCAACTTCATCAGGGGCCAGCCTGCCTTCTTTTACATATGACTCAAGAGTCCCCAAATAAGCGTCACTGATAGAAGCATTGGATTGATGCGCTTTTGGAGCCATTGCGGTGACGGCTAGAAAATCACTATCTTTTCCTAATTTTGTAGCACCCTTTGACTTGCTGTTAACAAGCCAAGCTATCTCTGCGTCCGAATACTGTTCCTGCAACGGGAATAACGGCCCACCCTGCAGTGGGGTTCTGCGGGTAGTTCCCGCAGCATCAATTCCTTCGTAGTATTCACCAGCTCTTGTTAAGTCGGCCGGAGTAGGGCTTATTTTAGCCCCAACTAAATCTCGTGGGTCTATTATTGGGACGTCCGAATATGGGGTTACTTTACCTGCGGGGGTTGCAGCGCTCAAACTCTGAGCCTGACCACCATCAGCAAAAGCGTCGAAAATGCCTTGAAAATCGCCTTCAGCAAGAGACTTGCCAGCATAAATTACATCAGATGGAACTTGATCTAACGCCGCAAGCGCACCACGCCTGCCAACTCTTAATGCACCACCAGCAAGAGGAATAGCCTCCGCAGCAGATAAGGCCACGCCCGCAGCGCCAGCAGCCCTTTGTAATGTGTTATCAGAAGCGGCCCCGGCCTGCGCATCCCTCCAAGACTCTTGGCCCCGCAACGGAGCGCCAACGCCGGAGATGTCAAGCAACCCCATGCCATAATTCTGAGAATTGTTTGGATTGCCTACAATGTTTTCTAAAATTTTGCGACCTTCGTAGGGGTCAATGCCAAGAAACTTGAATAAAGAGCGTTGGTCGCCTTCATCAGTGTAATGAAGCCAATTCACCAAATCCTGCGCCATTGTCGGCTGGTAATCGTTTAAAGTTGCTCGCGGAGCGTTTAGGTTAAGGTTGGACATAGCTCCAACATCGTATTCTTCGCGTTTATCAAAAGCAGCAGGAATGCGATCTAAAATGCCGACCATTAGTAATTCTGCCCACTTGCCTTTAAAGCCTGAAACGCGTCAGCCTCTCTGTCAGGGAAGCCCCATTGGCCATTGCTCTTGAGGAGATTTTCAAATTTTGACCGGAACCTCTGGAACTCAGCCGCGTCAACTGGGGGTATTGGATTTACCTGCCTGCCCATCATGGTGTCTGTGCCGACAACCCCGAAAACCTGTGCGGGGTACGCTGGCATGTCGCGCTGAATGGCACGGTCAGACGGCTGAGAACTTGGCCCTGCTGTGGTGAACGGAACTACTCTGGAGCCAAATGGCCGATCCAAACTTAGCAGAGATTCTGGCTCAGCGCCTAGCGGAAATTCAGTCGGGTAGTCATACCATTCCCTTGGCGAGTATGTCGGCGCTCCAATTAAATCAGAAAGCGGGACAACCGTGCCGCCGCCAACGCCATAGTTGGTGGAATGGTCGCCGTATGGATTGGGACGCATCTGTGGACGCATCTGTGGACGCATCGGTGACTGCGCGACTTGGGCAGGGTTCTCAACCTTGCCGCCACCCTTGCCGCCAATGGCGTCACGCAAACCAGACGCAGCCATGCCAAGCAGGCCACCCTTTTGGAAATAATTATCGGCAAAGCCATCCTTGGACAAGCCTTGATTGGCAATAGTCGCGCCGCCATTCAAACCCATGCTGCTGCGATATTGAGCCTCGCGCTGAGCCGACCCACCTTGAGACTCACGGCCTAAAGTCTGTGCCGTACGCTCATAGTAGTCATCGTCGCGGTCTTTTAGGCCAACACCCATAGCCAAGTCGTCAAAAAAACCCATGTCAATCCCCTTGCTTGCTGGGACTATAGCACATTGAATTTTATTATGCGATACCCTGCGCCGAAAGCCATATCACACATCCTCAATGCCCTCCATGACCTTTTTCATGCGGTCTGACAGCTTCCAATGGCCAGCGCGCCAGCGGGCGGCGTACTGCGCATCCTCCAAGTCTAATCCGCGCCCGATATATGTCTTAATCCAGTTATTCATGCAAATATTTTTCATTTTTGGCGAAAGTTTGTGAAATGGAATTTTTTTCATGCAATACCCTTTAAATTGCGTTTAATCGCCGTCTTCCAGCTAGACATCGCGCCTGATAAAGCCGTCGCCGCGTCACTGGCCATCGTCAGGCACAATGCGTCAGCCAGATCCGGCGATTTAAGCCCGCGCTTGCGCATCTCGTCTTTGCTCTCAGCCTTCATCTTGCCCGACGACGTGAATGAGTATCTAATCGCCGTCAGTTCTGACAAGAGCTGGTCGTTATCCGGCAGTTTGCACGACCTGTCCTCGAGCCAACCCTTCGTCTTAAACCACAGCTCAGCACGCAAATTCATATACGTCTTGCCCATCGCCGGTGCCTCGCCGACATTAATACCCCTGACCGGCGCACCTAACTCACGCAAACGATCAACCACGCCACCGCCGACGCCAATGCTGTCAACAAGTATCTCACTGGGTCGCAGGCTCATCGGCAAGTTTTCAAACTCAGCCATCACCCGGCCCACAGTCTGCATCAAGTCCAAGCCATGCCAGCTCGTTATCTCAGTCACCACGTTGCCATAACGCTTGCACAAAGCCGTCTTGTCCGATCCAAACCGAGCTACATCCAAACCCCAGATCGGCTTCACATCCGGCGTGACCTCAATGTCACGATGAATGGCGCTCTCAACCAAGTGAAACGGGATAATCGTGTTGTCATCAGCCAGAGGAAATTCACCAAGCACGCGGATGCGGAAGGCATTGCTATCCTCCCCATATCTGGCCCGCATCTCGTCAACAAACTCATCGCTGACAAGTGGGCTTTCTATGCACGACCAACGCCGCGTCCACCAAGTCGCCGCCAGCCGGGTTTGGCTCTCGTAAAACGTGCCACTGGAGCGCGTTGGGTTGGAAAGCAGGATAGTCGTCGCAGCGTGGCCCGACATCGAACCAGCAGCCGCCTCAAACACCTTCTCAGGCACACCAGACGCCTCGTCAACGACAAGTAGCACATTCTCCGAGTGAACACCGGCCAATGCTTCCGGCGTCTCAGCGCGGCTTGTGCGGGCCGATATAAACGCCTCTGCCGGTGCAGCCGTAAGCTCAACTCGATCCGACTTAACCGTCAGCAAGATTTTCAACTGATCCGGCAGCTCGTTGATCCATCTTTTCAACTCAGCAAACAAGGCATCGAAAAGCTGACCACTGGTCGGCGCAGTAACCACAACTTTATTCGGAAAGCGCAGCAAGACAAACCACAGCATCACCCAACTGGCCGACGTTGACTTGCCAGTGCCGTGGCCACTGCGGATGCTAACCTTGCGCTCGCCCGACGCGACAGCTTCTAGAAATTCAGCCTGATAGTCGTGCGGCGTCGCCCCCAACACTTCCTTGACAAATAAAACTGGGTCGTCCCGGTAGCGCAGCACAAACTCTTCTAGGGGGTTGGCTTCATTCATCGCTCAAGTCCTCATAATCCGCGTCAATGGCCAATGCCTCGCGCTCACGGTCTTCCGCGTCAATCGCGGCAATATCAGAGTTGACTTTTCTGAGCGCATCCAAATGCATGTCGCTCACACTAATCGTGACATTCGTCTGTGGCCGGTTGCCATAGCGCTCCTGATTATACGAGCCAGCCATAAACTTGCGCCACTGAACCTTCTCACGGGTCGCGGCAATCTCTTGCGTGGAGCTGCCGCCATCCAGCGCGTCAACCATGCCCAAGCCCTCCTCGACCAGCGCGTCAGCAGCAGCCGTCTTAGCCTTGCCAACGACCGCCGAATACTCAGGCACGCCATGTATCGTCTTGCTAAAGTATTCACGGCTGCAACCGTAGTCCTCCGCGAGCTTCGTCATCGTCTTGCCCGACGCCAGCTCCTCAAACAAATACTCAGAACCGCCGCGCTGGGCTACATCAATTAGAATTTTTTTTCGTAAAGGTTTTCCCGCCATTTTGCTTTCTCCAAAGTTTTCAAATTTTACGCTGGTTATGTGCTGGTTGGTAAGGGGTCAGCGTTTGCCGTGGTTGGGGTGATAACCATACTTAACTTCAGCAGACCTGCGCACGGATACTGCTTCCTCAAAATCTTTAAATGTGCCAAGGTGGACGTTAACATTATTGACGCCAATGGTGGCGACCCAGCGAAAAATAATTTTGTTCCAACGGATACCTATTACGCCTGACATATTAGTCGCAGGTATTCTGGTGTTGCGCGCGTTGTCCGTCTGGGATGCCTCGCGCAAATTATCAATTCTATTGTCAGACCTAACGCCGTTAATGTGGTCTATCTGATCCACAGGCCAGTTTCCGTGGTGTATAGCCCACGCGAGCCGGTGAGATTTGTAACGCTTGCTCAGCAATTTGATGCGACGATAACCCTTGTGGCCCTCTTGGTATACTAGCTTGCCAGCGCACCGAGCATTAAAACTACGAATAGCCGACAGAGGTGACGGAAAGTCTTCTGTGCGCTCACGCCAAATAAACTCGCCTGTGTCGGGGTTGTACTTGAGCATATCGTGAAGCTGCTCTACTGGAATAGTCATTGGCTGTACTCCTAAAATATGGCCGATCAAGTAGACGGGGCGCTACAACGCTGCCGTCTACCCCCACAGTGTACCCCCCAAAGGATATGGGGGCCAGCTCATTTTTTTCTGGCCGCGTGTGCGTGAATTTCTACACACGCACACCCGGCAAAAATCCTGACCGGGTGGGGGTCATTTTGCCTCATCCGCCAGCTAAGACGCATAACCCGTATTATGTTAAATTTAATGTGCAATGATTACAGTACGTTGACATTTATGGGGCATGATAACACCTCGCTGCCTTATTGTTGCCACAATGTTGACACGGTGTTGCCACAATCTTGACACCATTCTGCCTTGTTTGCTACGCGAGCAGATGCGCGCTGAGCTGTGGCGATGTCTCGCGCAGAGCTTTAACCCGCCATCCAACCTTCAGTGAACTGTGCTGCTATCATCATGCAGCTCAACGATAGCCTCAACCATTGCCTGTACGACACGCTCATAGTCTGAGCCATCGGTCAGCCTTCTTGCTATGTAATCGGCCAGCTCATCAAGCTCTAGCTCAGCCTCGTCGCTATCATCGCAGTTCAAGCTCATCCTTAGTTCTATTCGGTACGCCATCGGCTTCCCCTTAAAGAAACGCCCCTGACTGCACTTGACGCAATCAGAGGCAGAGTTGTCGAGCTATCGGGAGGACAAGCCCGCACGTTCAGTTAAAGTACAACTGCGGCCAGAAATCAACCTCAGTTGTGCTTTGGCTTACCCGGCATCCTTTACGCTCTCAGCGGCCATCTCACCGGCCAACGCCGCGTACCCACATATGTCCACGAAGTTATCAAGATGCGGCGAGGCTGACCCGCCCTTGCTCCTGCTGACCTTCATCAGCACCATCATAGCCGCCACGTCAACTGCGCTAAGCTCCACAGATAGATACGCTGACCAGAACGCAGCTATACGACTGTGAGACGTCGCGCTGTCTCCGTAAGTGTCGTGCCTATCCTTGCTTATCAAATGGCCGGCGGTCTTCAGTATTTCATCACGCTTCATCTTGTCTTCCTTCAATCATGCCCAAATGGGATTTCATCATCATACAACCTAACGTCAACAATCTTGGCGCTGGGAAACTTGTCGACCACTGCGGCCATCATCTCATCTGTGCGCACGCTCAGGACGGCACACACGTCGCTCAGGTGATACACGGCCCACGTCGGCCTAGCCTTGCGCACTGCGGCCAAATCACCGCTGGCGAGGAAGCAATATATCTTGCCCTTCCACTCTACGATATGACCGTCAACTTGCGGCGGCTTGAAGCCGTCTTCCCTAGCTTTCTGGTTCATCACCTTGAGCGCCTTAATCATGCTTGTAGACAGCGTTGTGCAGGCGTCATAATCATCAAGAGCTATCGCGGCATCCAGCTCACCCTTCAACTCTCTGTAGCGCAGCGCGTAAGCTGGCGGCACACAGTCAGTCAGCGTGTCACCCCAGACCGTTGCGGCTGAAGCTGTCGCCGCACTCAACGGAGCCACTGCGGCTGCTACCTTGTAATGGATCGGCTCACCGTAGTCAGTGTACTTGCTATCGAACTTTCCACGATTGGCCATCGCCGCTTTTGCTGATGCTGACTTTGGCTTTCCTGCTTTAACTTTATTAACCATTGTGGACCAACCCCTTTAACCTATTCCAACCTTGCCAACTGAAGCAAGGACGCAAAGCTGCGACTTTGACGGGGCTTGGCGTCAGCCAAGAAAGCCCCGGCAATGGCGCTGCTGGTCGTCTCAAAAAAAGAGAGTGTTGGCATTGGCCAACTCTTTTTAGACCTGCGTCTTGACAAAGTGCGCCACTGGGTGTAAATTTCCGGAGGAAATTCAGTAAATCCAGTGGCGCACTATATAAATAAGGTGTTTGCGATATTTCCGAATCACCCTTAATTTCACGGCTTTCAGCCAAATGCGCCAGTCGCGCCACTGGTGCGCCACTGAGAAAATCCACTGGCGCACTACTCAACGACATCTCATATTCCTATCTCCCCAACTCTGCCTGTTGACATCACGCCGCCACGCTCTTTGCGTTGGCTTGGGCTGTGATACTGCTGCTCTTCAATCAAGCCCTCATCCATCCACTTGCGCAGAATTGACTTGGCTTGCCCGCTGGTCTTCGCGTCGTCTATGTTTGGGAACACATATCCCGTGATGACTAGGCCAACCCAACGCTGCCGGTCTTGCGGCCTGATTGAGTAGCGCTCGCCGTCCTCTGGCCCCTTGTCGATAAGTGTAAGCATATTGTTTACAACACTGGTTGACATACCTGACCACTGATCTGGCAGGTTGAACTCAATGGCCACGCCAATGTATTCTTCGTTGTCGAGTTTGACGCCAATCATGCGGCGGTAGACTGCCTTGTCTGCTGGCGCGCTGAGATTAGCCTTGCCGTCATCAACCCTGAATAAACCTCTGGCGCTGTCTTCCGGCACGCCTAGCGCGGTTGCATCTTCTAGGCTAACCCGGTTGATAACTCTGGCTGCTCTGGCTGCGCCGATAAGTGAGCCTGCGCCTCGGACGCTATCTATGTCGGCGTCAACGCCGTTGCCCTTTCTAACGTGATGCACGACGTGAATGGCGACATTGGCCTCTCTGGCCAGCTTGCGCAGCATTGCGACCACCACTTGCACGCTCATGTTGGAATTTTCATTAACTTGGTGAACTGAGACAAATGGGTCGATTATGACTAGGCCAATATTGTTGGCTTTGATTTTATCGCGCATTAAGTTGAGCAGGGCGTCATTTTGGATGATGCCGTCCCTCGTCTCAGCGGCCAGCGTGATGCCAATTGTGTCTTCCGCATCCATAAACAGCTTGCCGTCAATGTCATCGTGGCTGACCTTGTAGTGCTTCATGGCCGCTGCCAGTCGCAGTTGCATTTCTGACAGATCGTCCTCTAAATTAATTATCCAAGTGTTTGTCTGCTGGATTACCTTCTCGGTCAGCAGTGGCCGATTCGTTGCTACTGCCAACGCCTCAACCATAGTGAGCGAAGTCTTGCCTATGCCCCCGGCGGATGCCGTGACGCTGACAAAGCCTCGAATGTGGTGATGGCCATAAACCCACTGCCTGCGCGGCAAACTTGCCTCATCGAACCGGAAGACCCTAGTCGGCCATTCCTGCCTCTGTGCAGACTTAGGTTGGGCCTCTGGTGTTATCTGGACCTCTGGCACGGTGTCGAAGTCGTCTAGGCCGTCATCAGGCTCGTATTCGGCTTCTGGAGCCGCCTGCTTGACCTCCTCAAACGGGCTGGGCCGCATTGCGGCTGCGTATTCCCTGACGGCCACCCGCATGTCGTTTCCATGCTCGTAGAAGCAATATAGGTCAAATGCGTCGCCCCAGCAAAACTCTGAGCTGGTCTGGCCTATGCCCGCCGCCATGTCTGAACCTGACAGGCTGACCCAGTGCGTGCCGAAATCTTTGGTGGCGTGCGAGCCAGATGTCTGCATTGGTGAGCGGTAGCTGTCGGAGCGACCTTGCTTCTCGTAGCCATGCTTAATCATCAGGTCGGCAATCGTGTTGCTACGATTAAACTCGGCAACTGGATCACTTTCACCAAACTTATTTTGCTTTTCTTCCCGCTGCTGCGCTCTGATTGCGCGCTCGGCGGCGGCGCGTTGCTCTGCTATCTCGGCATTCTTCCGCCTAAAAATCAAGTTTGCCCAGATTGTGCTTTCCTTTGGCACCATCAGGCCGTCACCGCGATTGCGTGCGCCGTGGTAGAACAGCGGATGACCGGCGTCATCGCGCTTGGCTGGCGGTACATTTGGAAGGTAGATTGGCTGACCAGTGCGTGATAATGCTGGGTCAGCGGTTATACCTTCGGCGGCTAACAGCTCGAACAGAGATAGCTGAGCGTCAACGTAATCCTCGCCGGAAATAGGCTCTGACAACGGGATAAGTGCGCGCCACTTGCGGTTGTCTTCGGTTGCCCCGGCTGACGAGTAAAACAGCGATGACGCGTTGCCGGTAACTCGGTCAACGGCTGTGCGCAGCTCTGTGAGCGACGGGTCGCCCTCATCCACGTCAATGGCCAGCATCCAGTATTCGCCGCGCTCACGTTGTGCCGCGTGGTTCCTGCCGTCATGCTCACGATAAGTTGATGGAATAATGAACGCGGCTTTTGACTTCTCAATGGCCTGCGGTTCGTCAACCAGCGTTGCGATATCTTTCAGCTTGATTGGTGAATACTGTGAACCGGCGTCGTTTATGCGAGTGTCCAGCGCACCGGCTGCAAGTAGCATCTCAACCTTGCCAACGTCGCTTGTTTTTGTTAAAGTTTTCATATTCGGACTTTCTCCAATCAATCAGTCTGTTTTCCTAGTGGAACCCCGGCAGTAGTGACACTGCCGGGGTTTTCTTTATCAAAACGGGATTTCGTCGTCTTGTAAAGCTGCTGGCGCTGGGGCCACAACGGTTTCAACCGCAGCAGGTCCAAAGTCGTCCAGCGCGGCATCAATCCCACCCTGCATAGTTGTGCCGACTTCATCGAAGTCATCCAAGCCACCGCCGCCGTAGACCGCGTGGGTTATTTGCACGGTATCTATAAGTAAGGATATGCCGCCATTGCCGTCTGGATCAGTCACCGGGTACGCAGTAACCTTGATGCTACCCTTTGATCCGCCCCAGATAGCCAGATCAGCCAATGGCTGTTTCATGCCGTCAATTACGCGAGGTTTCTCGTTCAACACGCCTTGGCTGTTAGTGCCATTGCGCTTGGCGCGAAACTCGACATTGCCATTCTCCAGCTTTTTCATGCCGAATATTTTGGCGAATGATTCCTTACGATTGCAGCTTTCGTAATGCGTTTTTAATTCTGCATGTAGTTTGGCTGCTTCGCCTTTCGGCATTTCCCATGCGACGGAATAGGACGCATTGGACGCAGTTGGGCTGCACTCCTCAGACCGCTTTTCTGCGGTGTTATAACGATACGTTGAATTGAGTCGCGGATACTTAAATTCCACGTTGCGTACCATCGTTGATTTGAAGTCAGTATTCATGGTTTAGTCTCCTAGTTTTAAAATTCGGCTTCAAGTAATTGCAGCCATCTTGGTAAAACAACCACATTGGTTGTGTCGGACCAACCAGTGTCCCATCGCTGGGCCTCGTTGGCTTTGGCAATCTTGTGGAGGGTTTCGTGCATCTTATGCTTACCCCACGCAAGATATTCTGGTGATAGTATATTAGTCGAAACCGCATAAGGGGCCGACTTTTCAACATTTACGAACAAAAATTGGTCAACTGGCCAGCCAGCGCAAGTCATAGTATGAAGATAAAAGGCTGCCTGAATTGCGTAATTATACGACACCATGTCCTTGCTTACGCCTTTTGGTGACGCATCCTGACAACTCTTGATGTCGTAAATCACGCCCTTGGCATCCCAATAACTGTCTGGTCGGCACTTGATATTCAGCCCGGTTGTCGGGTCAGTGGCAAAGAAGCTGGCCTCGTTGATCGTCGTGTCGCCTGCCATACGTTGTCCTGCCGGGTGAAATAGCACGCTGTCGGCGACATTGCGGGCCAGATCGTAATCGCCAGCAGTCAGCAGCGTCTCGCCGCTTGCCTGCGCATCTTCATATAGATCGGTCCAAGCCTTGCCCCGGCGGTTTTCCGGCCCTCTTACCATGCCCTTGCCATCCTCCAGCACCATTGCATGCACACAAGTCCCAATGTCAAACACTGGGCTGGATTTGTAGACCTTGGCCTTCCAATGGGCCAGCGACTTGCTGTGGACCATCTTCACGTCACTTGAGCTAATCGCGTCAGTGGCGTGATACTCTGCGTTGGTCATTTTATCAGCGGTTATCATTCCAATTTCTCCCTAACAATGGTTTCTATCACGGTCTTTCAGGTATTGCGTATGCTTCTCAATCGCCTCGGCAATTGACCACAGACCCTGCGCTATCCCAATAAATGCATTTCCGTTTCCACCATCCACCTCCGAAATAGATCGGATAGCACTAGCGATTTCATCTTGGTTAAAATCAGCGGCAGATTTAAGCTCTTCCAGCTGGGTTTGATCTAACTTTATTTCAACTTCAGTCATCACATTTTCTCCCTAGTGATAAAACAAAACGTCTCCAAGTCTGTTTCGATTTTACCCTGCCCGCCGTCCATTACGGCTGACAATGGCATTACACAGCGATTTTGCTTGCGATCATA